CGATACAATGAAGATACAGGACGTGATTACGAATACGATAAACAGTATCAGAAAACTACTGTACGGAAAAAGTATCGAGCCGAGCTTAACAAAGCCAATCGAAAAGCAGGAACCTACGGTAACGGTGACGGATACGATGCGTCCCATAAAAAAGATGGAACCATTACTAAAGAAAAGCAAAGTAAAAACCGTGCAAGAAACGGAGCCAATAAAAAAACCACGAAAAAATAAAAGCCATGAAAAAAATGATCAAGGAAAAAAAGACAGGAGAAATGTACTCTAGCAAAGCTGCAATGATGAAGCATGAAAAAGGTGAGTCAATGAAAGAAATGATGAAGGAGTACGGAAAAACCGCTGCTAAGAAAAAAGTGGCTATGAAGGCAAAGAAGAAGAAATAAAGATACTAACGGGGGTTAGTGGGTTATATGCGAATCATGTAACATCGAAAGGGTACGAAAGTACCCTTTTGTATTTGACGCTCTTTTGATTACATTTGCTGTATGACAGGTCAAGAAATAAACAGGCTATTCGAGCAGCAAATCGGTCAGACATATTCTGGTATCGAGGACATTGCTAAGAAGAACAGACGGTTTCAAAGGGCATTGATTGATGCCATTGAAGATAAATATGGCAAGTATAGCAGCGATCAGCAGTACGAGGAGCTTGCTACGTTTATCAGGACTGAAGTTCCATTCACACCGTCCGTAAATATAGTTTCACTAACTACCAATTCTATAAACCACATCCTCTCTGCTAAGGCTAAATACCTTAAGCAGATAGAGGATATGGTTGTGGTGGGTGCTAGTAATAGCACACCAATAGTAATCGAGACGTTTAATGCTACAAACATAAGACGTGGTGATATCATTAAGATATCAGGTATCCAAGGTAATGTAGCAGCTAATGGAGAGTTTTATGTACTTCCATTGAATAAATTTAAGTTCGCATTATATTCAACTCCTGGTACAGCAAATCCTGTAGCAGGGTCTGGTACATATGTACAGTCGTTTAATGTATTATTCCAAAGAGTATACTACAACTACTGCCAGATGGTTAAGGCAGACGAGAAGATCAACTCATGGAAGAGGGCTACGGTTGCATTTCCATTGTATGAATATTCTGAACAATTCGCTAAGTTTTATCCTAGTAATGATACAGAGGGATATCCTGTTGAGGTAACTATGAACTTTGTTTTATCTAATGTGGTATACTTTGACCTAGCAGATAATCAAATAGACTATTTACTAACATACCCTGAAAAGTTCATCTACAATGTAATAAACTTTGCTGCTAGAAGCTTCGATCTATCATTTAAAGACTACACAGCAGCTCAGGTTGTACAACAAGACATACAGATTAATCCATGACACGTAAACAATATATTGACATCCTCATGTCGGACCTTGTTGGAGGGGATATGTTCGATGAGATGCATTCTAGTATTCGATTAGTTGGAGGCTTGTTAGAAATAGCAAGAGAGAAGACTATTGTTGCATATATCACACAGAAGAAGACAATCCCTGCACAGTTGTTCCAGACTACATATCCAATATTTAGAAAGGATGCACAGTATGATGAATGCTTCACCGTATTCAACCTTCCATCGCCAATCATCCAGCTAGATGCTAGTAAGGATAGTATTGGATATATCGGAGGTATGAATGGGACTACACCTTATATAAGGTCACACGACCAGTCTGACTACGCTAACAGCATGCAGCATCCTATCATGGCTAGTATCGCAAACAGAGAACCTGTATGCGTGTATGTGCCTGAATTTAGTCTAATACAGATTAATAAGACCCCAGGTAACCTGCCTAAACGTATCATGGTTAGTGCTGTGTTTGTGGATCCTACAAAGGTTCCTGAATACAACGAGGAGATTGACGACTATCCTATCACACAGGATATATTCTCAATGGCTAAGGACTACATGTTACAGGTGGATATCAAGCAATTACTAGCAACAACTACAGATCCTAAGAATAAGCGATGAAAAGAGGAGTCTTAACACCAGTTAGCCTGAAGGCTGTTATAGCATCGGCAAAACAGAATTTAAGGATTGCTACCACTACGGAGCATGACTTGATGCTATATAGACTAGCAGATGAGTGTATAAGCCAGATAGGGACGCTAGATGGATTCGTTAAGATGACTCGATGCTTTGATATCGAAGACTATAAGTTTGAACTTCCTGAAGGGTTTATCCGTCCAATAGCAATCCGACTAGTTGGAACGCAGACAGACGGTGTTGCAGGCAATGTGTTGTACTTTAACCAGGACTTCTTGCGTCAGTGCGACTGCGAGGATACTCAGTTTAGAAACTATTCTGACCTACAGGCTACAGGACAGTTGTCTGACGGGTACTGGGTATTTAATACTGATATCAATGCTACGCAGGCTGTGATGTCGTACTACGGACGTAACCTAGACGAGGACTGTATGATGGTAATGTATGAGCAGCAGGAACGTGCTGTGCGTTCATATCTATGCTGGAACTTCACTAGGATATTCTATGACCTATACCCACGTGATGTCCGTGCTGAATACATGGCCGAATGGACTGCTCAGAGACGATATCTTATCGGTGAGTCAGTGCAACGTGACTTCAGAAATAAAAGACAACAGATCGGCTCTATCGTGAGCGCAATTATAAGCAACCATAATTTCTCAATCTAATGGCTAATGTTCAGATAAGATCATTCGGTGGACTCAATACAGACACCCATGTACAGGACTTGCGTAACGGTGACTACCCTGATGCAAAGAATATTGATCATGTCAGTTCTGTTACGGGTGAGTCGGTTGCTGTTACCCCACGTATGGGAAATGAATATGCGTTTGAACTAGGAGAGGTACTAGAGCAAGATAAGAGGTATGTAATAACATTTCCTGAGATAGAACCTGATGGTGGATATATATTACAAGTAAATAGAGCTGACCAAATCAATCCATTATTTCCAGCAATAGATGTACCTCTATATTTCGGAGATCCAAATATAGCACCTGGGACACAAGCTGCAACAGCAATACGAGATGCATTCGCAAATGCTAGCTATTTTGTAGATGTTGTCCCTGCTTCTAGTGTTTACCCTTCATTAATAGGAACTAATACACTACTAATTACCCCTGCGTCTTATAGTCCATTCCTTCGTTTATATGACTACTTCATAATATCAACAGGTGCAAATAGTCTACTAGTAGATGTTATACAGGAGTCTATAAGCCCATCTAGGACAGGAAAGCTAGAGGTTATTGGTAGTAAAGATTTACTAGGAGACCTTTTTATTATTTCATCATGTAAACGGGATAAGCCTTTTGATATTGAAATACTATACATCGATGTATTAAATGTTGCAGGTGTCTCTACATTAGTCGTTTATCCAAATATTATAAACGAAGTAGTTGTAGATGGTTCGGAGGTATACATAACAGGAGTAGAAGGTATTCCAGAAGCGAATGGAGTATTCATTATAACTGTAGCGCAAATTCCTCAAACAGGCGAAACAATATTTATATTATTTAATTCATTCGCTGTATTAGGTCAGACATATGTCCAAGGTACAGGCACAATGACATTTAATAAGTTTGGTATGGGAGAAATAGGTGTCGCACAAAAAGACATCTCGTCCAATACTTGGAAGTACACTAGATTGCTTCGTTCTAAGCAATTAAATTTATTCACATACCATCAGTGCGACGTACAGGGAGAGAAGTCATCGTATGACAATACTATATATTTTACAGATAACTATAACGAACCTAGGTTGTTTAACTACCTTTTAGATGAAGAATACGTTGAAGACGGAGCTATTAAGATACTACACCCTAACATTGGAACATATTCATATGCAAACATATCTAACCAAGTAAGACATATACTAGGTCAGGGATTGTTTAACATAGAGCTAGTGTCTCAAACTATAGGTGGTACGTTATCAGTAGGGAACCACGTCTATTTCGTAAGGGGTGTGCTAAGTGACAACTCGTACACAGACTGGTCATTACCATCTAGGTTTGTTTCTGTCTATACAGAGAGTCAACCACCTGCGTATAAGATAAAGGGTAATGCAGCAGGAGATCAGTCAGGAAAGACAAATAACATAAGGATTACTAACATTAACAGTAGCCTATACAAAAGCATAGAGGTTGCCTGTATTATAGTAAATACGATAGGTATTGATTCGTCTATATATGGAATCATAGGTGAATATCTAGTAGATGGAACTAATACTACACTAGACATAAGTCATAGTGGAAGAGAGAACCCTAGACTATTTAATCAGGATGAATTGGGTGTACAAACAGAGAACTATTCAACAGCTAAGAATAATCTGATTATAGATAACAGGTATTACTTATCGAACCTGAAGACAATAAAATACGATGTCAAAATATTAATAGACAAAATAAAATATTCACTTAAAAAGAAAGTAATAACAAGGCCAGTTCAAGTAACAGGGGCAAGTAATGGATTTGGATTTGGAGGTCATCAAGACCCAATAAATATCTATTACTATACTGGTTACATGATAAATGAGACCTATAGGATCGGAGTTAGGTTTACATTTAAAAATGGAGACATCACACCTGTCTATAAGATTTCTGATATTACTATAGATACAAATCAATCATCATCTGATAATAAAAGAACATCGGGACTAACAGACTATGACTTAGTATCACCAGGAACAGGCCCAGGGGGGACAGATGAAAATTTAGTTCCTTATATAGAGTTAGACTTTTCTAATGTATACAATACATTGATAAATGAATATTTAGCTAATGATATTATTGATAAGATTGAAATATTTAGGGTTGAGTTAAATGAAGCCAATGAGACAATTACTGGATGTGGAATAGCAGTACAACAAATAGATGCAAACATTGGATTTGGTCTATATGAGGTACAGATATCACCTACATTAGGATCGTTTGTATATGAAAAGATTCCTAATAATATCACAACTAATAACGAAGGATATATAGCGGACTATCCATTTATCAGTAATAATAATAATGATATACAAAATGGATCACCGCAAAATTATTTTAGTATCTACCTAGCCGAATCTATGGTAAATATCGTAGATGGAGTACCATACAATAAAGATATAGGAGCAGGAGATACAATAATAAATTACGGACAAGGTGTTATAGGAAAGGGATATGTAATTACTAATAATGTAAAAGAAGATGTTAATATAACTGACTCAAAACTTATTCCTCAACTAGGATCTGCATTATTTGTGCAGGGGACAGGTGCAAACACATTTAATTCGATATCATATAAAAACTGGGGGTGGGCTGGATTTACCCAATCTGCACTACCTACAGTATTGAATGTAAGTAATTTACACTCAATGGGTGGATATGATGTTACGTATGGGGGAATTGGAGGAAGTAACTATACATTTACATATAATAATCAATTTGTAGCATCATATTTTGTGCCTTTTGGTGGTATATCAAATATTACTTTCTTTAGTTATTTTAATACTGACGCTGCTAGTAGTGGTGTAGGTATAACAGTAGAAGGAAATGGTAATGATGCTGTTATATTTAAATTAACTCCAGGCAGTTGGGTCAGTGGAGCGTTCTTAACCATTAACGGTTCAGGTAATGTAGGGACATTTCCTCCACCAGGAAGTGCGCAACCAGTTATATTTTCAACTGACATATTCCAAAGCCCAGCTAGTTATGTAGTCCAAGTGCCAAGCCCTGGAGGAGGTTTGCCGAGATTGGATCCATTTAAAGTAAACCCTACAGATAAAGATCATGGATTTAGGATTGTACAAATAAAAAAGAAGCCTAGTACAACACAGCAATATTCAGATAGTGGTCTAGATAACTATGTTTACACAGGGGCATATATATACCAAAACAATGTCACTAAGATTGATGTATTTGGTGGGGATACCTTCACTGTTAATCCATACTTCAAGCATATAACACGTATCAAAGCTATTAACAATCCTGGTACGTATCCAACAGCTGCTCAAACAATAAACCTAACGCTACAATCAAAAGTCAATAATTATTTAATTGACGATAGCGATGGTAGTAAAATATATCCATACAGCTATGGACCAAATAACTTCGGAGCCTGGGAGAATACAGAAATAACACTAGATTCTAATCCATACAACAACGGTTACTCACTTAATAACTTACAGGTTGGATACAGGTCTGGTGAGATAAACAATAAAACAAAAACATTAAATACTAGGATAATTTACTCTGACAATAAGCCACAAGGCTCAATAACAAACAACTACAGAAGATTTGGCCCGTTTTCATTGAGAGACTTAGATCCATCATTCGGCCCAATAGAAGACATGAAGGTTGTTAACGGTGAGTTGTTTACTCTACAGACTAAAAAGTTCCAAAAGCAGTTTGTAAATACCAGAGGTACATTATCTGTAAGTGATGGTTCTCAGGTTGTACTAGGGGACGCAGGTGTATTATCTAGACCAGGTTTAACTATAACTAGCTACGGATGCTCAGACAAGTGGTCATCGTTTCTAGGTAAGTCTGCTGGAGGTGATGATACATTGTATTGGTATGACTCAATCAACAAGAAGTTTATGCGCTTTGGTGCAGATGGAGCCGTGCCAATCTCTGACAGAACAAATATTAGAACGCTAGCTAACGATGGATTTAAGTGGGTAGTTAACTACCAAACTCCTGCCGACAACTATGGTATTCATGGTATATGGAACCAGCGTATTAACGAGGCTTCATGGACATGTCGTGCGTATAGAAAGCCAGACGTTATTTGGGAGCCATTAACGGCCATTGCTGAAGGAAAGTTGGTTATAACATACGATACAACTAATACATATGGATTCGAGCAGTTTCCAATACTATACCTATGTATCCAGAGTAGTGAGTTTAATAATGCGCTAAATCCAGGAGTGGATCCAGGATGGGAGGAATATTATACACCGATTCCATTTGATGACATTGAGTACTATAGTTTAAGAACTATTGTATGGAGTGAAGTTAAGAATAGGTTTATAATTTCTGAAGAGACACCTCATCCAAGAATTTATCTTCAGTACAAGGACACTTTCTTGTCACCATCTCCATCTAGTAATTCTAATCAGATATACGAGCATAATGAAGGAAAGTATCTAGAGTGGTATATGTCTAGCTCAGGTGGCCAAATTGAAGACGGGTATATAGACATTGTCTTTAATATTGACCCTAACACTACCAAGCACTTCATATCGTTGATATGCAATACAGAAATTGCTCCGTATAAAGTAGAGGCATTTACAAAGAATCACACGACACTAATAAACCCAGTGGAGTTCTTAGAGCAGCTAGATCAGTACGTAGCTCCAATACCTAACAACTTAGATAATGGTAGCACAGGTAATGATAATACGTTCTTGTATGGCCAGTGGATAAAGGTTAGGTTTCATTATCAATCTGGTGTGTTTCAGAGACTAACAAATATGATATTGAAATTTAATCCGATGGCAAGGCTTTGGAATAGTTAACTATATTTGTAACAATAAAAAATAAATATCATGTCAGCAGCAGGTGTAGCAAGTTTAGTACTAGGTGGTATAGGGATGACCTATGGATTGGTCATGGATGCACAAAGAAGGAAAAAAGCTCAAAGAGCATTAGACCGAATGGGGAAAAGACCTCAGCTTACAACCCCTAAAGAGGTATTAGCTGCATATCAAAATAGATTAAACAGATCAAAACAATACCAAGGTTTTACAGACGCTGAAAGAAATCGAAGTAGACAAGATATAGCATCAACTAATGCAGGACTAGCAAAACAAATGCAAGGAATGGGCGGTTCTGCTCAAGCAATACAAGCAGGATTTGCGAACCAAAATGCAAGAGCTAATGTACAAATGGCAGCTGAATCAGCTCGTATGAACAGGGCAGGCCAAGCTCAAGACTTAAATGCAGCAGATGCTTATGCAACTGATATCGGTAAATACCAAACAGCTAACGAGCAGGATGCAGGTCAAAAATATGATCAGCAGGTTGCTAATTACGGTAATGTAATATCGGAATCTTATAAATCTACTAGAGATACTATATCTGGTCTATCAGGCTTGGCACTACAAGGTGGAATGGGTGGTGTTGGTCTTGGTGCAGGCATAGGTCAAGGATAATAAAATCGAATTATAATAAAATTCAATAAGTCATGGCAGAAGAAGTTACAGCAGCATCTATGGGAGAGTCTATAGGTCTAGGATATAGAGCTAAAGATATTACACCTCAGCTTATGCAATTCCAGGCTGCTGACCTTGCAAGAAAATCTCAGGAAAGAGCTATAGCGAAAAAAGAGAAGAAGCTTGAGGGAGATAAACAACTTGAGAGAATTGTGCCATATGAAATTAAAAATCTCAATAAAAAAGTTCAAGATGATGCCAATAAATATATGGCAGGAGCTAGAGAAAGAATAACAGAGAGAGTTCAAGAAGATGATATGGAAGGTGCTACGAAAGAATTTGTAGCAATGGCCCAGTACATGAATCAACTAGAAAAAGAATCTGCTGGTTTTGATAATATAAATTTGAAGAATCAAGATCCAAGCAACCTTGTGATCGAGGATGTAGCAGAATGGTCATCAAGTACCGACCCTGCTAAAAGAAGGCCAACACAGACACAAGTTGAGCAATGGAATTCATTAGGGATACCATACGATCCAAAAACAAATACGATTGACTATAGAGGCATTAAAGTAAGAAACGATCTTGCTGAATTTGAAAACTACAAGCCAGACATAGAAGTATTTAGACAAAACAAAATAGATCCTATTATAAGGCAACAGGCAGATGTAAAAGGACAATTGTCACAAGTGACTCAAGTATATGTGCCAAATGACGATATGTATAACGCACATAGAGAAAGAATGATATCAGATAATGATTTCGTTGCTAATGCTGTCAATAGAATTTCTAGAGATAGAAAAATGAAATATGGCGATCTAGCCCTAGAGACACAGAAGCAAATGATTCTTAATGACCCTACACTAGATGGTAAGGTGACCTATGAAATGGTTAACAAGCAGATAGTTAGAGATGATTACGACAAAAATCATAAAGCTAAATGGATCATGGAGCATACTGTTGATGAGAATATGAATCCTGTTCCAAAAGCAACACCAGGGCCTAGACCTCCTAAGGACACTGATCCTAAGCCTAATCCAACAGCTATTTTAGGAGGCGAGCATGTGGGACCAAATGTAAGGAACACAGTTAAAATATATTACCCCAAAGTTTCTGGTATGTCAGATGCTAAAATAATAAAAGCATATAATAAATATAAAAGTGATCCTAATTCACTTACTACAGAAGAAAAGAAAATGCTACCTGGATTTAAAGCCTTAGATAAGGCAGGTGCAGAAGTGGCTCATTCTAGATATCCAACAGCGCAAGTATCACAAACAAATGACGTTCTTACTATACCAAGTAGTCCAAATAAAAAACTACAAAAGATAGATGAGATATATTACAATCAAGATAAAGACCAATACTACGCTAAGATGTCATCAACAGTAGCTGGAAGTGGATCATCGCTTATAATGTTTGAATTAGACGTGCCATTAAAAATATCTGATCTTAATCATTTGAAAAATGCAGCAGTAAAAGACAAAGGATTAGAAGATGCATTAATGCAAATAGACGGTAATTCAAAAAATTACAAAGTTAAAGGATACGGAACTATAGATGAATGGATTGCAAGAAAATCTGGAGGAGGATCTAGTGGAGCATCAACTGGTACTAGTAGCAATAAAAAAATAACCAAAGCTGAATTCGATGCCGCTTTTGCGAAAGAATTAAAGAAAGATCCAAATGCTGACCGTGCTAAGTATAAGCAATTTTTAAAAGATCAAAAATATCAATTTGCATTTTAATATAAGGAATCATGGATGATGAAGAATTAGTATTGCCAAGCATGGTTGACTATAATAATGGCGAAGAAGATGGGCTTCCATCTATGGCAGGATCATATAAAAAACCACCTGCTAAACCAAAGCTTCCTGCTAATATGAACCCCCAGCAGGTTAAGAGATACTTCTCAAATGCAGGTGTGACATTGACGGACACACAGACAAGAGATATAGCTGGCATGGTTAGCGGTAAGTCGATGGAAGAAGCACAGGCATTGACTAGTAACTACCTTAGACCTAAGCTGGAGTCTAGTAGGATACCATCATCGTTTCAACCGATGCAGCAAGAAGAGCAATCTATGCAAGAAGAATATCCACTTGTAGCTGCACCAAAAAAAGAATTACCTGACTTCACACTCAATACAATAGGAAGAGAGATAGCTAGGCCAAAGTCAGAAGAAGAGATAAATCTGAATATCTCTCAGACGATGATTGATGAATATAAAGCTGCTGATAAAGACCTTGAGTGGATATTTGATGCAATTGATAATGGGAAAATTCCAGGAGCTGAAATATCAGCAGTTGGTAATTATTTGGGACAAGCTCCACTAGAAAATAAAATACTAGGATTATCAGGAGCAGAGATTGCTAAATTGACTCAACCAGAAAAAGAACAATTAAAGATAGCAGTTAGAAGAAATCATTCAGCGAAAGGTACTGTTGATTTTATATCAAGCTACGCTACGATAAAAGCATTACAAGAAGAGTCTACAAAGAATATGTTTAATCTGACTACTGAGGTCACTAAAATGTTAAAAGACCCACAGGCAGACAAGGCTCTATTGAAAAAGAAGCAGGATGAATTATACGACCAGATTATAATCAATAGGGTATCTAACGAGGTACAAGAACCTTTTCAGAAAAAGCAACATAAAAAAGATGTACAATTCGCCTCAGACTTTCTAGATAGTATGCCAGCTGGATATAGAGCTGCTGTATTTTTAGAAAGTAATGTAGAGGATCTTTATGGAATGGCATTATCTCTAGCTAATTCAGTTGCGGAATCCATGACTGGACCTGGAGCATTTGTATTTGACGATCCTAAATATAACGAAAAACTAAAAAATAATCCAGACCCTATAGCTGTAGCTGTAAAGCAATTTGTTGTAAATAGAAAAAAAGAATTAGAAGACTATAAGAAATCAAATCCAATAACAGCACTAGCATCAGAGGTGAGTATATTGGATGGATTAAATGCTGCAAACGGAGGCCATGCTGTTGGGCAATTAGTTTCTAGTATGGGAACGGTTATAGCTGCTACATATAGAGGTGGTCCTGTAGGAGGTTTTATGGCAGGTTACGGTATGATGTTTGGCGACCTTAAAGATGATGCAAGATTAGCTGGATTTGAAGAAGATGAAGCAGAGATATTCGCTAAAACGGTAGCTATTGGATCAGGTTTTCTTGAATATCTTCCTGTCCAAGGCTTGCTAAAAGGATGGGAAAGAGAGATGCTAAAGAATAGTACAAAGCAATTTATTAGATCTCAGACAAAAGCAGGTGTTCCTAAAGCAGAAATAATTAATAGTTTATTTAAAAAAACATACGAATCTGCTCAAAAGGCACTTGTAAGAGGAATACCAGAAGGAACTACAGAGGTATTGCAAAATACACAGGAACAGGTAACTAAGTTAGCATTTAACGAATTCGTAAAAGATAAAGAAGATCCAGGATTCCAGATTCCTACAATGGCAGAATTTGGCAAGCAATCAGTTGAACAATTTGTACTAGGTATGTTCGGAACTGGTGGTATATCTGTAGCTGGAGATGTGATATCAGATAATCAATCATACGAAAAGATAGCATCAGCTGCCATACGAGATAATGAAGCATTTAATAACTTGAATCTTGTTGCAGATGGATTACTAACGTCTGGAAAGATAACACAGCAACAACGAGATAGTTTCGTTGAGAATCTAAAGATAGCTAAAGAGGCAAAGGCTGCTATACCAAAATACATAAAGGACGATGCCGTAAGACAGCGTTCTATAGAACTGATACTAGACAAGAAGCGAATAGAAACTGACATGGCTACCGCAGACCCTAGTATGTTAGATGGTTATAGAGCTAGGTTAATATCGATACAAGCAGAATTAAAGTCTATAGCTGACCAGAAGTGGAAGGCTCCAGCTAATCCTGTACTGTTCGAATCTGTCGCTGGACTAGAGGCTATGACAAAAGCTTTAGTGAGTAACTCATCAAAACAGAATGCAGCTGGAACATTTGTATCTACTGTTCAATCAGGGAAGGGATTTATAAGTAACTTAGTTAGTTCATTAGAAAATAGTGAGCCTATACCTAAGAATAAGGTTGAAAGAACTGTAAATGCTTTAGAAACACTAGCAAAGTCATTTTCATCAGCACCTGTAAAAACTGAATTAACAGAGAAGGCTGCACAGCAAGCTCAGGAAATAGCAGACCAGCTGAAGTCATATAGCTATATAGAAGAGACTGTAGAAGAGAAAATAATCCCAGGTCTAGACATAAGCCTAGTAGCTGATCGTATTGCTTTAGGTGTTCCTATAGCTGACCTAGACTTTATGGGTGATGTTCCTGCTGATATACAGGAGACATACCAAGGCATAATGAATGGTGATGAAATATCATCTGATGATGCTAACAATGTACAAGAGGTTCTTTATTCGAAGTATAATGAGCTATCTGATGTAAAACAAAGAATACAGGATAAGCTTGAGAACACCACTAGTAAAGAAAAGCAACAGAAGTTAACTGAGTCCATAGAAGCTATAAGTGAGATCCAAGCGAAACTAGGCGAGGATATCACCATGCTTGATAGATATAAAAAAGAAACACGTATCAACGAGGAGGCTACTGGACTGAAACCTGAATCTAGGACAAAGCCTGTAGTAAAGCAAGAAAGACAACAGAAGCAAACGCAGCAGGAACCAACTGAAAAACAAGGAAAATTATCTGAACAGGAGTTGGCAGAGATGGAGTACGACTACTCTAATCCATCTGAGTCTGTTACCAGTATGATCGACGAGCAGGCTGATGCCTCTAAGATATACAAGCTTCTTAATAATGCTATAAAGTTCATTAATAAGATAGCTCCCAATGTAAAGATATACGTACATTCTACATCACAAGAATTTTATGATTCTGTATATTCTACGTCAGGGGCAAATGAACATAATCTTACTGACGATGCAGCTTTTGTGATGGGTAATAATGGCAAGCCTAAGGCAGTCCATTTTAACCTAGAGACAATGCTAGGTAAGAAAGATCCTAAGGAAAGGGCAGAGGCTATACGTACGTTTGCACACGAAGCGATGCATGTTGGTTTGCATACTATATTTGGTAACGACCAGAAGCTATTCAAGTCATTCCAAGGTAAACTAAGCAAGGTATTAGAGTCAGCTGATTTAGCTTCCTTAAATGACTTTATTGAAAACTATAGAGATCCTAATAAAGAGGATGTCACAGCCGAAGAGTTCCTAGCGGAGCTTGGAGGTATGATGTCGGCAGAGGGAAGAAAGATACCTAAGCCTATCCTTTCTAGAATTGCTCAGTTGATTAACAACACAATTGTATCAGCTGCTAGAAAGCTTAAAATATCTGTAGATCCGAATCTATTGTTTAAGAACACGAACGATACGAATGATGTCATTGACTTCTTTAACACAATGGCTGAGTCTACACGTACAGGAATCGTACAGGGTGTTCAAGGTAAAGCAGAGCCTTTATTAAAGCAACAAACAAAAAATATTGTAACTGAAAATGAGCAAGTTGCAGTAAGTAGACCAAGGAGAACACCTGAAAAAGAAGAATCTAAAAATATAAATACTATTTTTGAAGAATCAACTGTAAAGAAAAATGAAACAGCAAGAAGAATCAAAGAGCAGCAAGAAATTGACAGACGACCAGATAGAAGAGTTGAAGACTTACCCAAGTTATTGGAGAGTTACATTAGCAGAAGCAGCGGTACGAGGGGAATCGATAAAAGAGACGTACGAGGAACTAAAAGACTTGGAGGGCTTACTGTAAATACTATTGCAGAATATACACTTGATAACAAAATAGATGAAGGGATCAAAAAAGCATTCCCTGATTTTATGGGTGTTCAAAAGGTATATGAAATTACTGATGGTGTTGCGTATAAGAAATTAATGATTAATTCATTAAAAGACAACAAATTTGCAGCAGCTGTAACGATACATACTCCAGAAGAATTCAATGACATGAGAATGTTTGTCACTGAAGATGGAAGTACAGGTGTTACAATAACAAAAGATGGATTCCTAGGAGGAGCATTTTCATCGCCTACAAGACCAAAAAATGTATCTCAATTACTAATACTTGGTATTAAAGAAGGGGCTTCAACAGCAGAATGTTTTGATACTATATTACCTAATTATTATGCTGATTTTGGATTTAAAGCAGTATCAAGAACTGCATTTAATGATGAATATAAGCCAATGGTTGAGAATGGTAATACTACTAAAGATTGGGATTATGAAACATTCAAAAAATTTAATAATGGAAGACCAGATGTAGTATTCATTATATACGATGGCGGTAATAGAAATACAATTGAAGATAGAATTGGTCAGTTTCAAGTGTATACAACAGTAAATACTAATAAGGAGATAGTTGAAGTTGAAAAGGCTAATACAAAATCATTTGATAAAGATGGATACGACTCTGCCGAAGAGGTAATGAAGCAGCAAGCTGTAAAAAGACTTGAATATGATATTGAAAACAATGTAAATGAAACCACAACTACTAGAGCTAGAAGATCAGCACCAATAGAAGCAGATCCTGCTAAAGTTGCAAGTGAACAGATGCCAATGTCTGCTAGTAATATTTTATATAAAGACAGCGAAGAATTACCAAAACCAGAAAAGAAGGTAAAGAATGCTGCGGTTGCAATAGAATTGCAAAATGCAGCAGCTAATTATTGGGGAGGTTCTATTGTTACAAGTGATGATATAACACCTGAACAAGAAGAGTTAATAACTAATAATGGTATTCAAGAAGCAATAGATGCTCTTGAAGATAATGAAAATGAGAGTGCAGCCAATTGGTATTCAACGGCAATACAAGTAGCAATTGCAGTAGCAGGGGTCATTCATCCTGAATTAGTATCAAGAGCTAGTGCGATGAAGTACGAAGTCTTTTCTAAAGAAAAAGATCCTGAAGGAGCTGCTAGAATGGCCCTAAGAATGGCATTAGCTATTACATCACAAAATTTAAATGTTGATGTAAATACAAAATATGCAGAAGAGCAATTCGACTATTTTAAAAAGAATGGAAGATTTAATTCTAAAAAGAAATATGGAGCGAAAGCCCCTGCTATTTCATCCAATCTAGAACTAGCCAATACCATCATAGATAAGATGGGTCTTAATGCTGCGGAAGAGTTTATCTCAAAAGGATTTACTGTAGCTGATCTTGAAACTGCTTTTAAAGAAGCCACAGGAAATAAAGTAAAGATATCAGGGTTAAGAAATGATGATGTAAATGGAGCAGCTATTTTTGGTCCAAAGATTGGTCAAGGATTCTTACAGAACCTTATGGGTAAATTTGATCCTGTAACCATTGATTTATGGATGAGAAGGACATGGGGTAGATGGACAGGTGATGTTGTTGGAGATGGTGTTACAGAAGATCGTATGGCAAAGCTATATATGACTGTAACGCAAGGCATTAAAAACAAAGAATTAAATATCAAATTACCAAAAGAATTTAAAAAACATAAGCCAGTCCAAGTAAAAAATGAAAAAGGTGAGTTGAATTGGACAATGGACGATAAGTTCACATTTGATAGAGAGAATGATCTAGACTTTGTTGCTGCATTAAATTCGATATCAGATGAAATTAGATTAATTGCAGATAATCACTATAAGAATATACATTATATCCCAATGTCAAAGGAGATGTATGCTAAGTTCTTGTCTGGAGAGATGTCATATGTTCAAGCATCTAATAAATTAAAAGCACTTAATGAGCGTCAAAAAGAAAAGTATAAAGTATACGCAGCAGCTCAGAAAGCAAAAGGATTAAAGCCATTAGCGCAAAATGATAAAAAAGTAAAAGATGGCGAAACTATAAAAGGTTGGATATCTTTACAAAATGAAAAAGATGGAAGGACATTTATTCCAACCAATGAAGAGATAAGCGCAAAGAAACCAGAATGGGGTAATGCAGCTAAGAATATTATAATGGATTTAAATCCTATAGATATTCCTAGTAACCAAGACCGAAGAGTCATAACACGTGTAGTAAATAATATACGCAAGGGTCTTGTTGAAAGAGGTTATGACGTAACAAATGCTGACGTACAAGCGATATTATGGTATCCAGAAAAAGATATCTGGGCGAAGCTACGTGGAGAAGAACCATCAAACTTAAAATTATCATATGACAAACAATTCATCGAAATCGCAACAGACAGAGGGCTTGGAGAGCAAGCCGAAGCAGTCGCAAAAGAGATTAGAGGTGGAGGAGCCGAGCGAACTAGCACAGCACCTGACCAAGGACCAAATGGAGGTGTTCGTGGAGTCGCTAATGCGGAGTCAACGACAAGGGCAAGGAGAACCCAAGTAAATGTCACAGACCAGATAGCGCAGTTAAGAGAGCAGGAGCAGGCTGAAAATGATGCTACCGATCCTAATGACGAAGCGAAGCTGAAAGAGATATACGACAGGTACGATAAGTTAATCACTCCGTTGCTAGAGCAAGAGAAGGGGCAAGCAGAACCTTCCACTAGAGCTAGAAAGTCAACATACAATGAGTATAGCCGTGATAACCCTAAGATTATAGAATTAAATGAAGAGGGTTTAGAATTAGAGCAGATTACTCCTAATGTAATTGTTGATAATATTAGCAGACTTCAAATGGAAAGGGCTAATAAAAACAGCAGAACATGGGAAGTAACTACTGAAGTTGATGGAGATGTTGTGTTTAAAGGGTCATTAAAAGCTGCTAAAAACTATATAGAAGACGAGAATTTAATTACAGGAAAGGTTCAATATAGAGAGGATGAACCTACCACCAGAGCCAGAAGGACTCAGTCTAGCCAACAGTACTACAACACAGCTAGGGCTACTGATCAGGGTACAAAGGCAGACCGTGACAATCAGGTTAAAATATACGACAAGGCAAAGGCATTCTTAGATAATTTTTACGCTTCAGGTGGTATAAAAGATGACGAACACGAGGCATTGTATATCGGCCTATCAGATGATGGAATTGATCTAAATCCTAATGACCTTTTCCAATTAAGGTTTGACATAAAAGAGGGCAATAGACCTAAGTTCGGTGAGAATAAAGGCGGTCAGGGATTCGCTCAACAAGAAGGAACAAAGACTAGAAAGTCAAGTGTATTAGATAGAATTAAAACAAAGCTTGAGAAACTAGGTTCTGACAAGAGCTTAAATCGTAAGATTATAAACAAGCTAAAAGAGTCATTACACTACACGGTACAGAACCAAGACGATGCTATGAGAATAGCTCAGATGGTTGTAGACGAGTTCGGTGGTATCGATGGACCTCAAGATGTACAAGATCTGTATGACCTTTCAAACGAGTTCTCTGGTGCTGTTAAAACATTCATAGTAGGTAATGTGCTTAATGAGGCATATAAACTAGCTAAGAAGGCAGCAAAGGGGTCCGCAGAGCAGTTGAGGTATCAGCAAATTATAAACAGTTCGTCATCATTACTAGCAGAACGTGCTAGAGAAAATGGTCGTGAGATTGCAGCATTGTATAAGCTATATCTAAATAGCCCTGAGGGTATGTATACCATTGAGGCGAAGAAGTTCTTACAGGACGTTGAGGCTGCATTTACGGATAAGTCACAAAAGGCAAAGATAGACGCACTAATAAAAGAGTTGAAGGATGCCAAGGCTGAGGCAGCTAGACTAGCTTTAGAGGTTGATGCGGTAAGAGCTACTATAGCAACTGCTACAGGAGGCCCAGTAACAACACCACCAAAGCCAGGGAAGCCGACAACACCAAAGCCACCTAAACCACCGAAGCCTCAGACGACACCTGCAACACCAACACAAGAAAATCTTAAGAAGGAACGCTCATTGTTTCAGCAGCTTAAGGATAGATTAAAGGCACTAGGAAACACAAGAGCTAGGAGACAATATCCTGCTGGTGTGGATGCTGATGTGGTAGATATCCTAGCTGAAATAGCAAGGGTGAATTTTGAGAGAGGTATATTTGATTTCTATGATATCAAGGATGCCATCGCCAAAAAACTAGCTAAAGACAATATGAGTATTTCTGATGCTCATTACACTGAGATGTGGAATGACATCTGGAGAGAGGCAGGTAACGCACAGATAGCATACAACGCTGAGATATTAGCCAAGAGGATTGTATTCAAAACAAAACAGACGGCTCCAACCTCAGCACCGATGACCGATCCTATCAAGTTGATTAAGGACGAGTTGTTTAAACGTGCGACACAGGACATAAAAGATTTTGATGTAGAAAATGAGACTGAGTTCGATAAGCTAAGAAGGTTGTTGTACCACTACGGAACAATGACTAAGCCTATATGGAACGAGTCGAAAGCTGCTGTTGAAAGACAGATTGAAGCACTTGACCCTACTAAATATACAGATGCAGCTAAGGCAGAGTTGAGAAGAAAGCTAGATTCGTTCTTTAACGACACGATAGCGAACGCTCTTCCACGGTCAGAAAAAAAGATTACAGCTACGTTCGCAGAGGATGTAAAGGATAAGCAACTTAAGATACAGGATATTCTCCTTCTGCCTAATGAGACTATTGCATCAAACAGAGAAGATTTTGTAGCGGACTTGGTTGATAGATTAGTTTCTCAGACAGGGATATCATATTCTGACGCACAGGCTATTACCGAAGCGTTTACTAAGGAATACGATAAGCTTGCACAAAAGACAGCAGAGAAGGTACTAGCAAGGTCGGTTCCTAGAACCAAGAGTAAGGATAAGATACTTAAAAAGTCAAGTGCTGAAAGAGCATTCGAAATGATTAAGTACGGAGCCATCGACCAAAATGCATCGTTGACAGATAAGGATGGTAACTTAACCGACCTGAATGATTTGTTCTCTGACATCTTCGGTCTTCCAAAGATGAACCAAGAGATTCGTGATAACCTAAAGATATTCGCAGAACAGATTGCTAAGACAAAGCCGAATAGTATCCTAAGACAGCAGTTTTATAATGATATGATGTCATACATCGAATTCCAGAAGATAAGGGATTCACTGGCTGGAAGTATTATCCTTTCACAGATATATCATAATGTATTGTTTTCAATGGATACGATGGTGAAGGCATTCAACTCCAATGTTATTAATATGCCACATGAGTTCGTAACACAGGCTATTAGAGCAACATTTGAGGGGGATTTTAGATTGATTCCATTGATTGCAAAGTCATACTTTGGAAGAAAAGGAGAGAAGAATACTGAGGTTTGGTTTAAAGAAGGAATGAACAATGCTAAACTAACCCTAGCAGGGATGGTTGAAACAGAGAACTTCAATACAACAAATACAGCAGAAATATTATCTAAGCAAAATGAATCTCCTGCATTAAAAGCATGGGGTAAATACGCTAGAAAGTCTAACAGGTTCCTAGGGTCTATCGATACATTGTTTACATCGGCAGCAACAGGAGCAAGGATATCTGACTTATTGTATGATGAGATTAAATACCTAGCGAAACAAAATGGCATCACACTATCTACCAAACAGATTGCAGATACTGTGGCTAATATCCAAGGAGTTAAATTCACACCAGGTTTAGGCGATTCTCCAGTAGTAAAAGCAATTGCTCAGGCAAAGATTGAATTCACAGAGGCAGAACTTGATATCAATGCAAAGCGTAATGTAAAATTATTCAGAGCAAGGGTGATGGAGATTGTTAGAGAGGGTGCTAAAGACAGAGCAGCTGCCTATATCGTAAATAATGGATGGGCATCAGAACTAGATGGCGCACGTATCGATGAGATTATATCAACAGCAAAAGAACTAGCTAGTAAAGTAGGTTTGGTTGGTAACCCTCCAGGTACGTTTGGTATACTAGCTCATTTCCTTAAGTTACCAGGAAAGGCTATGCCAGGTTCTCAGGTTTTGATTGGTAATATGTTCGCTAATGCTCCGATGAACGCAGCAGAGAAGATCCTACAGGGTAATACGCTTATAGGAGGGATTGTGTTAATAACAAGATTGTTAAAAAATCAAAGAGGTCTCTTAAATTCAAATAAGGCAACATCTGAATTCTATACCAATGAAGGCATTCGTACAGAGATGTATGGAAGGGTAACATCCACCGTACTTGGTAGAGATGTTAACATGGAAAAGAAGGAGATGATCGTTCGTTATACCATGCTACAGGCTGTATTGGTTCCATTGTCAATATTATCAACCACTGCGATAGTAGGTGCGATAGGAAAGGCACTAGACGATGACGATGAGAGAAAAGAAGGAATACTAAAAGACGGCATCATGGCCGTAGGTAAGATAAGTGAGAACGAACGTCATATGCTATTCTTTGGAGATAAGACCGCTGAAGAAGGTAGTGAAGAGTTTAATGGGCAGTGGAAGAACCTTAAGACCTATGTGACAGGCCCTATGTATGGATATACAGATCCTGGAGCATATTCTAAGATGAGTGCCATGAAGTCTATGTATGGTATAGAGCCTTATTGCGTGTATAGTTATGGAAAACTAGTAACTAGGTATAATGACAACCCTTTACTAGCAGCTGTGTTTGGAAGTATAGGTGCAAACAACGACGTTGTATTGTTTAACAACAACCCAGAGAAACCTACAGAAACATGGACTCAGCAGATGATGCAGTCTTCATTCTTGCAACTAATGCTAGTAAAAGATCAGGCAGCTATTAAGCCTGTAATGGAGATAGCTGATGCAATTGGAGCGAAATCTTCATACAGTGCGCCAGGGCTAGAGGATATGGGAGACCGAGCGCAGTTATTATTTACTAAAAAAGTAAGTAATCTGATTAGCAACTTCTTCGTTGCAGCTGAGGTTAAGAACTTTAACCAAGACATGAAGTCATTACAGGGTATAGCAGGCAAAGATCCTAGGGAGTGGTATGATTTTGTAACATTCCGTGTTCCAGTCATAGAGAATATCATTAGAAAGGAAAAGACCGATGCATTTGACTTTCCTATCGAGGAGAAGACGAAACGTGTCCTTCCTGTTGGGACCCAAGGCTTGCTGTATGTTAGAGGTGCTGATGGTGTATTGCAATTCCCACAGGTAGACCAAATCATGAATGGCCCAGGAGGCAAGTATTATGCTATGTTCAAGAAGTACGACAACGACCAGTTTGACAAGCCAGGAATATTTAGTTATGTAGAGAGAGATCCTAATGATGAAGAAGGAGAAAGCAAGGTTAAGTCTCTTACACTAGAGCAAAAAAATCTAGTTCGTGACGAGTATAAGAAGATAATGAGACAGTTCTGCGACGACAGATATGACGAACTTAAATCAGGTATATCTAAAATGGAGTTTGATTTAGAACTGGATCAATTCTTAGCTAACTATGATGAGAATGAATCTGGCTACAAAGACTACATCCTTAAGAAGGTAATAGGTGAGAATGCGTTTATAGACGAGACTATAGATGAAAAGATTGAGGATAAAATAGATGAACAATTTAGGATTAGAGATTAACATTTGATTTATATCCTAAAATGCATATCTTTGGACACATCAATAGGGAAAAAAGGTGGCATTAAAGATCGATTTTTCATACGCACAAAGTAGTGATCTTAAGTCGATTGAGATTTACGACACTACGGGGATATATAACTCAACGAATAACCTTGGGGGTTGGGGAAATCCTAACCCCGAACTAGGTTCAGCAACGTCAGATGAGATGTCAATACAGGACACTAATGGTAGTGTAATATTTACAGTTCAGATGATTGGTACGCTTCCAAATGTTATTGACCAGCCTCAAATTATAACCAATGTCAACCTAGGCTTATCTCCATTACAGCAGATAACTGACGGACAGTATCAGTTTGTTAGAACAACAATAACTGATGGTGTAACATACACTAGAACACGTCGGGTATTTCTGATAGGGCAGTTACAATGCTGTGCTGACCAGATGCTAGATGGACAAGCCCCAGGCTGCTCTTGCGAGAGCGGAAGACTAACCAACGCTTCAATACTTCAATATACATTATTCACTCTCCGTAAGGCTTTCTTAAGCCAGAAGTTCGAGAGAGCAAACCAAATATTCGTGTACGCACAGTCGCTATGCGATCAAAAAACCTGTAAAACCTGCTAAGATATGTCTAACTGCGGAGGATGCGACGAGATTACCCTACCATTAGGACAAGATGGTGTAGATGGTAAGAATGCATTTACAAGAACAACATCACAATTTACACAGCCAGTACCTGGCTCATCTGTTTCCATAAATGTATCTACCCTAGGTCAGTTTTCTAATGCTTGGGCTAGTCCAGGACAGATTATATTTATCGTTGATTCATCAGGCAACGGAGGTTATTATCAGGTTGTTTCTATCACAGGTAATGACTCTATTACCATTACTAACCTAGGATATGCTAGTAACACATCTGATGGTTTACCTATTTTATCAGGTGCTAGTGTGTCACCATCGGGGCCAATAGGAGCAACAGGGGCAGCAGGTCAGAATGGACAAAATGGAAATCCAGGTAGCCAAGGCCCAGCAGGGACTTCTGGATCAGGGTTGTTGGTATCAAGCCAAGGAGGGGTAGTTACAAATAACCTATGGACAAGTGTATGGGGTGCATTTAGTCTAGGTAATGGGTTGTTAGTCTTTCCTCAAGACAATGATAAGATTGTTATTGATGCTCTATTTAATAACAATATAGGGTCTGCTAAAGGATTGATGTCATATTTTTACGTTGTATTAATTGGAGCTAATACCAGTATCGTATCTTCTTATTTTTACAATCCATCAAATACAAATTTAGTATTATCCCCAGGAAGAAGTTCTAATGTTAGAATTGAGGTATATAGAATTACTCAATTTGTAATAAGATACACTGTAACATATACAGATAGTATGGGACAAACATCATCATGGGGTACTCCTGGTGGAACTGGACTTACTGAAGATTTAGATAATCCAATAAGCATACAGATATTCGGTACACTACCACTTAATGCTTCAAGTGGAGAATATGCCGAATGTGTTCAAGCCTCTGTTACATCATATAAACAATAATAATATGAATTACATTAGACAAACCATTACAGCCCCTGGAGGTACATTCACATCGGCAGCATCAATGTTTGGATATGAGGCATTCGAGATGTACACATCAGGTCTTGTTACGTTAACAGGATCGGTGTCAATAACAACATCAGGTACATTAAACTTTCAGACATTCAATATCCGTTGGAATGCTAACGTATTGCTAGGAGGTTTCACTGCAACAATCTGTGGGATAACCATCACACAAGACCAATTAAATCAGACAGGCACGTTTACATGTGTCTATGATGGTTTGACATGGAATGTTCAGTATTACGCTGATGGTAAAGACCAGCCACAGATCGCACAGGGTGTTAAGACGGTTACGGTTCCTGTTGGAGGTACATTGACATTAACAGCAGGTGTAAGCGAAGCATATCAGCGTTTAAAAGGTCCTGTTACATTAACAAGTAACTACACTGTAATTGCTGGTACAGGAGTAAAGGCAGGTAGTCAGTTTCAGATTGAGCTTGCAGGAGGTATCACGATAGGTGCTAATACACTAACAGTTTTCGGTATCAGCATCAATGCTAACCAAGCATTGAATGGCGGTGTTATCATTATCGCTACCTATGACGTACTAACAACATCATGGATTGCTGCATCGACATCTAGACCTATTTCAACGGCAGATTTAAATCCATCTGCTGCTTTGTCTGTTATGGGTAACTACACTAACGTATCGGCATCACCTACTGATATAACATTCAGCACTAACTACGGTGTACTACAGCGTAGTGGATCGACATTGACCACTTCATTACTAACTTCAAATAATTTTGACACTTCACTAGTTGTGTTAAATAAAGTATCTGTAGTAAATTTAACATCTGCACAGATATTAGCACTAGGGACGACACCTGTTGTTATAGTACCTGCATCAGGAGTTAATACTGTAAACGTAATATCAAGTATCACTGTGACGTGTAATTTTAATACTACTCCGTATGATACAAGTACAACTGTTTCTGCTTTTTATGCTGCTGGAACAATTGGATATTATATGGGTATTGATTTATTAGGATTTTTAAGTTCTGGTATATCAAAATTATATAGCCTTGATTCAGCGACACAACAATTTCAATTGGTAGCCAATGCACCAATATTTCTTCAAGCAGACTTAGGTGACCCAATGACAGGAGACGGAACTATAAAAGTAACTGTTGTATATCAAACTATTAACTCATAACATAATAAAATGGCATCACAAGCGGAAATACAAGCACAAATAGACGAGATTGTAGCAGGCGGTAAGTACCGTGCTAACGAAATGCGTCCATTACTAACCTCGATGCTAGAGTTTGCTTCAGCAGGTCAGACGCAAGTGTTTGACGGATTGGTTGCTAACAACACCACAATGGAGGACACTACACTAGTATTGAACTATGGGGTGAATATTGTTGTAACTGCAACTAATATTGATTATGCATGCAGATTGCCAGTGCCAACAACAGGGAAACGAATAACTATTGTCAACAACTCTTTGATGACAGTATTTTTATATCCTGATTATAATGAAGGTGTGGCAGGCAGGATTAATAATTATTTAACGGGCCAGCCTGCAATCATTCCTCCTGATGGAAATGCTTATGATTTCACTTGTATAGACAATCCACTACCAGGTGCTTGGGTGTGGTCACCTCCTGCTATAGCACAATATGATTCTGGTGATATTACAGGAACTACGAATCAGACATATAGTGTAATTCTTGGTGTTCAAACAGGTATTAGTACAGTTTCTAATAGCCCTAGTTATAGTACATTAGGTTCAAATGCATCTCCTTCTATTAACACACCAATATCACCTTTAGGATATGCTTATCAATTAGATAGTGTATCTGCATATTTCAAGCCTATTGGTGTTGGTAATAATTGGAATGCTATAACAAAAATAAAAGTATACACAAACATAAGTTCTGATGTAGGAGCTGGTGATTTACCTTCATTTTCAATATCAGGATCATCCAGTATCAATAAATATGTTCTTGGATCTGACCCATTAGATTATAATAACTTTCTTGCCCAAGGGGCTGCATCGGCATTTACATACTTATATGCAGAGTTAGATCAAGTAGTTCCAGGGATAGTTCCTGCCCCAGGAGTTACTGCAAATGTTGGAGATCCAGGTACGTGTTATAAGATATTTAATATTGGAGTAGATTATATATTCCCCGACCCATTATCATTTATAACTACATCAATAGTAGGTGATAAATATATTGGAGTTGGTACTTATACGTTTGGCCCTACAACAACACCTTGTGATGACTATGTATCATTGTTGCTATCAGGGAATCTATTAGCAAGCCAAGCAGCAGTAGGGGTTAAATATCGCTTCTTCTTTGAATACATGTAATCAATAGTAACGTCAGATGCAACTATATACAAAAGAAGAGTTATTAAAGAGGGCATGGATCGCTGATTCTGTCCAAGCCGATATCATGATCGAGGCTATTGCTGCGTCATATAACGGTGATATTAATACATTCCATTGTCTTATAAACAAGGTTGCAAATCTTCATTGGCTTAGTCAGCGTATTAAATGCGTTGACCCATCGATAGGGGAGACAAGGACAGAGGTAAGTACCGAAACGGTTAGTCAGGTGTCTAGTATTACGCTAGGTAGCTATTCTGATAACGAATTATATGCATTTACCATAATACAAACAGACTCTAACGGGAACCAGGTTATAACAAATCCTAGTTATACATCGAATCCAGGAGATACAATGGCGACTGTTGTAAATGAGTTGATAAACCAGATAAATACAACAGGAATAGACTTCGATCCAGAGGACTTTGAACCAGGAGATTTCTTTACAGAGAACACTATAGATGTAGTAGCATCAAACGGGATGCAATCTAATGAGATTATCATAACTGCAAACTCTAGCACACCATTTTTTACACTAGAGCAAGGGAGTCCATCACAAGTAATTACACTAATAACTCAAGGGTCTAGTGTTACAAAGTATAACACGTCTGTTAATTACGCAGACAGATGCTTAACAGATGAGCAGATTCAGGCTATCGTTCTAAATATAGAACTACTAGCAGGTGCGCCATGTGGATGCGATCCTAACATATTCCTAACTGACACGATCCCCAATATCATAACATTTACATCACCAACATTCGCATCAGTCATTCCATTCACCCCACCAGGAGGCGGTGGTCCAGGACAGCGAAGAAGAGACTTTAACACACCAGACTTTAACAGTAAAGACTACAGATAATGAAACAGAGCGACATTTTAGCGTTAATAAACGAGATACAGCCAGCAGCAGACTATCCTGCGACCAAGATGAATAAGTTGCTAACTGATATATTAGCAGCAGCATACGGACCTTTGTATGTTGGTGGTGTTCCTCCTAGTAATACTACCGACGAGACATTTGGTTATCGTCCAGGGTCTGTTGGTTATGATACTATTACTGAAAGGTTTTATATCTGCGAAACAGCATTATCAGGGAATGCAAGTTGGATACTAATTCCGACAGATGCTAAATTCTCAACAATAAATTATAAGGCATCATTTGATATTGTATCTACAGATGCAAATGTATCTGTTATAAAAACTACAAATACTAATCTTGCTAATGTTTTATGTGGAATAAAACTACCACCTAATCCATTTATTGGTAAGACTGTATTAGTGTATTTTAAAGATGCTATTAGTCAATTTACAGTTAAAGATTCAGCAGGGGTTAATGTGGTAGGTGCGAGTTCCTTAACAATCCCTGCTGCACAACAATATACATTCTCATATAGCGGAACGGCATGGGAGATTGTGGGTGTGAACAACACAACCGCTGGTTCATCTTCTGGTGTTGATGTTAGTGATTCAGGTGGGACAGTGACAACAGGTACGAATAATCTAACATTCCTAGGCACTGGGGCCGTAGTTGCAGATGATGGGATAGGAGGGACTAATATCACAATCAATCCATTGGCAGGTGTTGATGTTACTAGAGGAGGTACAACAGTGACAGCAGCTCAGGAGATTACATTTACGAACAACTTCGCTCTTACAGGAGCTGCTGGAGTAGCTAATATAGCCTATGTATCTAAATTAGCAATTAAAACAGATGGAACTACCATAACAGGCCCAGGGTCTACAATAGGTGGATTCGATTTTAAAGGTTCTATGTTCTCAGAAGTTCCTGTAGTATTAAATGGCAGTACTGCTGAGATTACATTGAATGGAGCGAAGGTGTTATCAATGAGCGGAGATGTAACTCCTACTGCAAGTAATGATTCAAGCCAAGGGTATTCTCTTGGTTCGGTTGCACGCAACACAGGTACGTTACAGAGGACATATATATGCCGTAGTAATACTGTAGGAGCTGCTATATGGGATCAGGTTACTGAGGATAATGGATTTCAATTACTAGCAGCAATCGTTAATAATGGATCTGATCAAATTAACTATAATGTATCTAGTTTAGAATTGAAGTCAGCTAGTGCTAGTATTACTTCATATGTTAGCAAAGCACCTCTTTTTGCATACACAGGGAAAAAGATACACATATACAGTAATCTAACCATAGGGACATTTAGATTTAAAAGTCCTAGTCTTTTGACTGAGTATTTCACATGTAATATCCCAGCATTTACAGGAATAGTTGCAGTATGCACCAACGGGGCTACACAAACATGGACACGAATAGGATAAGATAAATTATGTCACTAGTCAGGAAGAGAATCGTCCTCCCCCTGATACCCACGGATATATTCCAGGTAATCAGGCCAACGCAGAACAAGGACGCTGTTCTTGACCTGACGTATCAACAACTGCTTACCGCTCTTTCAGAGGTCTTCTCTGGGGGCGGTTCGCTTATTTTACTAAAGACCGACGGGGTTGATAATGGCAACCAGAACCTTTTAAACCTAGTAGCTGGTCCAGGCATCACGCTGAGTGATGACAATGTAGGGAATATCACTATCACTTCTACGGGTGGAACAGGAGGAACATACACCGTAAATAATGGACTATCACCTCAACCTGGCGACCCTAATAACTTTCAATTAGGAGGTGACTTAATTGAAAATACTATTATTGATAATGCTAACTCTTATAATTTATCCGTAATTGGTGAATATAATGGTGGTGCTTTATTTTATGTAAGTAATCCAATTGTTACATCTTTCGAAGATCCATCAACATGTGGGATAAGATCAGACACTGAAAGTGGTGTAGCTGTATTTGGAAATTCAGTTGATAACTATGGTATTAGAGGTTATTCAGAAAATAGTGTAGGTGTCCAAGCTGAAGCAGATGCTAATTATCCTTTAGTAGCAACAGGGAATTATATAACAGCAGGGCTTTTTAGATGTTTTAATACAACAGGAAAAGATGCTCTTGATGTTATAAGACTTATCAGGATTGGAGCAAGTCCAGGTGCTAGTATGTCATTTGAAACAGATGACGGTGGAGTAAACGCTATATCAAATAGAATTAAGTCAAGGTTTCCTTCAACAGGATTATCACAACTTGCGATATCAGGTGTTGATGGTGCAGTAGAAAGTGAATTATTTACACTTAATGGAACAGGACAACTTAAACTGAATAATTATACAGGAGCCACATTTGATGGAGCAGTAGTTAAAGTATTAGGTGTTGATGCTAGTGGTAATGTGTTTACAACTACAGGAGCTAGCGCAGGAACAGGTACTACTAATACTATTTCTAAATGGAGCGCAACAAGTGGTGTATTAACCGATAGTAGTATATCTGATAATGGCTCAGGTGATGTTACAATTACATCTAGTACAGATTCTCGTTTATTTTTAAAAGTTCCTCCAGGAGGTACTGTAAATCTATTATTTTTTCAAAAAAACAATATAACTACATTTGCAGCAGGGGTAGATGCAGCTAATAACTATGTAATATCTAGTTATAATCCTTCAACAGGAGCATCTGTTGGTAGAGCAATCGAAGTTACTACAAATACTATAGATGTAACTCTTACAAGTTTAGCAGGGACTGGTTCAAGAATGGTTACTGCTGATGCTAATGGAAAGTTAAGTACTACAGCTATTCCTAGTGCTAGCGGTATCACAGGATTGGGTACATCAGGTAACATACAGACAGGAGCAACGCAGACACTAGCAACAGGAACAAGTGGAACCGCCTTCGCTATTGTGTCTAGTAGTAATACCCATACATTCAACATTCCATTAGCTAGTACATCAGGTGTAACAGCAGGATTAATTAGTAATACCAATTACAATACATTTAATGGTAAGCAGGATGCTCTTGGAACTACAAAGTCAGTAAAGATTTTATCTAACAATGTTGAACTTGATAATGATTTAATAACTCCTGGAAATAGCAAAGTATATGGTACTGATGCATCTGGAGTTAGAGGATGGAAAGCAGACCCTACAAATTTATTTCAATTAGTCGTAGCTGCATCTGATGAAACTACTCCATTAACAACAGGAACATCTAAAGTAACATTTAGAATGCCTAGGGGGGTTACACTTACATCTGTTAGAGCATCTCTAGGAACTGCACAAGGAGCTGGGTCAATATTTACTGTTGATATAAATGAAAATGGAGTATCAATATTAAGCACTAAGATTACTATTGACAACAATGAAAAAACAAGTACAACGGCTGCTAGTCTACCAATCATTAGTGATGTTAATCTTGCTGATGATGCAGAGATGACTGTTGATGTGGATCAAGTTGGTGATGGTACTGCAAGAGGTTTAAAAATATATTTAATAGGTACAACTGTATGAGTTTTTTAATTGCTCCATATTGGTATAAGTATCCATGCACAGATTATGATGTGCTTTTATTTTTAAAAGTAACAGGCATCACAGACCAAACTATTGCTTCTGCACTATGTGCATTAGTGGCAGGAATGAAGGCTAATGGAACATGGGCAAAATGTAGTGCCATCTACCCATTTGTAGGAGCAACTGCAACTACACATAAGTATAACTTAAAAAACCCTCTTAATACAGATGCTGCTTTCAGATTAAGTTTTGTTGGAGGTTGGACACATAGCCAAACAGGAGCGCAGCCTAATGGAACTAATGGATATGCAAATACATTTTTAAGCCCTAGCCTTGTTCAGTCTGTAAATAACAATGGAATGGGGATGTATATAACAGAGAGAACAGTTGCAGGAACTGACCCAGTACAAATGGGATGCTTAGTAAACTTTTTGACTTCAGCTTCAACCAATGTTGTAACTCCTACATCAATGAGTTCAAGGTTAAATGCCGCAAATGTTGTTACGACAATAACTGGAGGAGCTGGAAATTTTGATGTTCATAGGACTGCTGCAACAATTACTAAATATTATAAAAATGGTGTACCTATTCAAACTATAAATTCGGGTGGTGTTTTGCCTAATCTTTCTATATTTTTAGGCAATTTAAACTTAAATGGTGTTCCATATAGTGTCGGCTGGATTAATTCAGAATTCAGATTTGCTTATATTGGTCAAGGATTAAATGATACAGAATCTAGTAGTCTAGCATCACTTGTTCAACAATATCAAGTAGCATTAGGTAGACAAATAGGTTCTTCTTATGTAACTGATACAGATGCTCAAGCATTTATAAATGCTGCTAATATCACTAACATTACTCAAGCTAATGCTGTCAATACTCTCGTTACAAGTCTTAAATCAAATGGACTATGGACTAAGTTCAATGCAATCTATCCTATGGTTGGAGGTACTGCACTTGCTCATAAGTTTAATTTAAAAAATCCATTAGATACAGATGCAGCATTTAGGCTTCTATTTGTTAATACATGGACTCATTCAGTAAATGGAGCATTGCCCAATGGAACTAATGCTTATGCAAATACATTTTTCAATAGTTCAATATCTGGAATTCAGAATGACCACCATATAAGTTATTATTCAAGAACAGATACAACAGCAGGTCAGGTTGAAATTGGTAATCAAATTTTGCCAAATCAAAATGTATTACAAATAAGAACGACAAGTACAACATTCTTTGTAATAAATCAAACTACACCATATGCAACATTTACTGATACAGATTCAAGAGGGTTTTATATCGCTAATAGAACTGCTGTAAATGTTGTCAATGGTTGGAAAAGCGGAGTAAAAGTAGCTACTGGAACAACTGCAACAAACGGAAGACCAAATAATAATATTTATATTGGAGCGAATAATAATAGTGGAGTTGCTGCTAATTTTTCGTCAAAACAATGTGCCTTTGCATCTATTGGTACAGGACTAACAGACGCAGAAGCTGGAAATTATTATACTATAGTACAAGCATTCCAAGTAGCACTAGGAAGATCTATAGGAACACAGACAGTAACTGATTCTAACGCACAGGCATTTATTAATGCAGCAGTCATAATAGATCAAGTTCAAACAACAGCAATAAACAATCTAGTATTAAACCTTAAAGGAAACGGATTATGGACTAGGATGGATGCTATATATCCATTTGTTGGTGGAACAGCTACTACACATAAGTTTAATTTAAAAGACCCAAGAGATTTAGATGTAGCGTATAGATTATTCTTTTCAGGAGGTTGGGTACATTCAACCAATGGCGCATTGCCAAACGCATCTAATACCTACGCTAATACATTTTATCTATATCCAGTGCTTAATACTGGTCATCTTTCATTTTATTCTCGCACAGATTCAAATGGATTATTTGTGGATGTAGGAGGTGCTACAAATGGGTCTCCTTATTCAATTATTATGATTAGATACTTGAATGAAATATATTCAGGTATAAATCAAGCTAGTGATGCAAATGTTCCTAATCTTAATTCAACAGGCTATTATATAACAGCTCGTACTGCAAGCAATGCTATTAAGACATATAAAAATAATACTATACTAGTAAATGCAACAAATGCAGCAGCTGGTATATCTACAAATCCAATGGCAATTGGAGCTTTTAGGGAACAAACAGCATTATTTTCTAGATGGTCAAATAGGCAAGTAGCATTCACTACACTAGGAGGCACAGGAATGAATGATGAAGAGGCTCTTGCATTATATAATATTGTTCAAGGATTTCAAATGGAACTAGGAAGGTATCTAGGATTTCCTGTTACATTGGATCCTGATGCAAATTTATTTATTATTGCAGCAGGGATAACTGATCTAACACAAGTTAGTGCAATAAATACTCTTGTTACTAATCTAAAAATTGCACAGTTGTGGCCAAAGATGAAAGCCATATATCCTATGGTTGGTGGTACAGCATTGGCGCATAAGTTCAACTTAAAGAACCCTGCTGACACTAATGCTGCATATCGTTTATTATTTTCAGGTGGATGGACTCATTCAGCAACGGGAGCGTTACCTAATGGTACTAACGCATATGCTGATACATTTTTACCAGTTAATTCATTAACTCAAGATAGTACGCATAATAGTTACTATTCAAGAAGCAATACAACAAGTCCTGTTGCTGGTACTAAATTTCAATATGAGATTGGAGCGAATTATTTATCCATTAGTCCACCATATTATTTTGGATTAACTTTATTAAGATTGGGTATAACATCTCCATTAATTAATCAAAGAACCATTACAACAACAACAACAATAGCAGATACAAGAGGTTATTATGTTGGGAATAGAATTTCTCCAACTCAAACCACAATGTTTAAAAATGCTCAATTAGTTTTGACAAGTATAGACGCATCAGCATCTCCTGCATTATCACCATTGACTATTTGGTTAGCTGCAAATAACGGACAGCCTGGTAATTGGAGCGATAGGCAGTGTGCATTTGCCACAATTGGTGATGGATTAACAGATGAGGAACAAAGTAACCTATATACCATAATTCAGTATTTTCAAATAACTTTAAACCGACAAGTATGATACAAGTACACTTACTCACGGAAGAGCAAGCTCAGTCTATTGCAGGGACAGAGTTTATGCCTGATAGCTACTTCAACCCGATCCAAGATGCCAATGGTAACTGGATAATCTCAGTAGAAGAAGTAACCCAATGCTCTATTGATTGGGTGAAAGAACTATCTTTGATTGATTACAATCCAATAGTCACAGAACTATGACCAAGATAATCACCACTAGCAAGAATGGAATAGACCTAGTAAAGTCATTCGAAGGGTTCTCATCCAAGCCGTACATGTGTCCTGCTAATGTATGCACTATAGGTTTCGGAACAACGAGATATCCTAACGGTAATAAGGTATCAATGAACGATGCTCCTATCACAGAAGCTAAGGCATTGGAGTATCTTATCTTCGACATGAAGGCATTCGAGCGTAATGTTGACGCATACTGCCGTGATGATATAAACCAGAACCAGTTTGATGCTCTAGTTTCGTTCTGCTACAATGTAGGGCCGAATGCATTGAAGTCATCCACGCTACTAAAGAAGGTGAACATCAACCCAAACGATCCGACCATAGCCAATGAGTTTGCTAAATGGAACAAGGGTGGAGGAAAGGTGCTGAAGGGACTAGTAAGACGTAGAAAAGAAGAATCTGAGCTATATTTCACATGAAACGTATAAATAAGCTATATGCAATATATCTATCTAGAAATCATACGGAGCCGTTCGTGATGCTAGACGAGATGAACCTTAGCCTAGAACAGTTCAAGAACAAAATAGAAACAGACTACGCATTCAGGCATATGTGGAGCTAAAAAGATATAACATGGCAAAGAAAATCGCAACTAAGAAAGTAAACATGAAAAGTCCTTCATTCCAAAAGGAATCCAAAAGGATGGATAGAATGCCTAAGGCATCAGGTAGGGCTGACTTTGACCCAACAGGTCAATTGTTATTAGCAGGAAAAGCTGGATTAAGAGTTCTAGGTGGGGCAGGATTTGGAGGAGGGGTATCTAGTAAATATAGATTTCAAAAAGGTATGGAAAAAGGTCCATCAAAGCCAGGGGGTATTGAAGCCCCATCCATGGAAGAATATAAAGAGAAGCCAAGATATGGACTAGGTGTTAAGACACCAAAGAAATTAGGTAAGCCTACAAGAAAACCAGTAGCTAAAAAGAAATAACATGGCAAAGAAGACATCTGTGTCGATCCCTAAGACCACAAAAGGAAAAGGAAAGAATTACCTGCCAACGGATCAGGGTGCAGGTATGACAGCAGCAGGTCGTGCTGCGTACAACAAGGCCAACGGATCGAACCTCCAAGCACCACAGCCTGGTGGAGGTGCTAGAAAGAAGTCATTCTGCGCTAGGATGAGCGGTGTTAAAGGACCCACATCTAAGGGTGGTAAGCTAACTAGAAAAGGTGCAGCCCTGAAACGATGGGCATGCTAAATATATAAATCATGGCAAAGAAAGTAACCGTAGTAAAAAAGGACAACGAACCTAAGAGAACTGGGTTCGCATCCGCTAGAAAGACTCTTCGGAAGAGTAAAGACAAGGACTTTGTTAAACGTATGTACGACAAAGATCCTCAGGTTATACGTGTACAAGGAGAGGGAAGAGATAGTAAAGTTATTCCTGGAACCACTAGGGCTAGTAAGACACCTAAGACTGAAGATTGGAAGTCGACAGGAACTCACCTGATGTCATCTGGAAGAGTCAACGGCAAGCCTGTTGCATACCCTAATATTGTCAGAGACTCTACGGGAAACCTTCGTCAGATGAAGGACTTAAAAAAAGATATCATCGACAAGAATGAATACATCACATTCAGAAACGACAGACAGGCAAATAGATTCGCTGAAGGTTCATGGAAGAGTAAACCTAAGCAAAGAAAGGGTGACTTAAATATCACCAAGGTTCCTAAGCGGAAGCTAAAATAACACCCTTGTAAGTTTAAAATTAAATCAGAAAAAACCTCTCATGTACTAGGTCGTATACTTAGTCATGAAGACAATCATACTCTTATTACTATCGATAACAGCATCCGCACAGTGTAACACTAGCAGGATAGCTCAAGCCTATTACGGACTACCTAGCTTCTTTGGTCTGTACTTCTCCAACCAATGTATCTCAGGTCAGATCCGTGACACGACCATCTGCGTTAAGGTTGCTAAGACCAACCAGACACAGGTGTCCGCATTTAGTTATTCATCTCCATCGGGACAACCTGCGTTCGTTACTAGCGTCAAGCAGTACAATGCTCAGTGTATTTACATAGGTGACGGCACGATGATACCAGCAGGTACGGACACGCTAACACTCTGCTATACCATCCAAGCCGTACTGATTGACAACTTCTGTCCTTACACTGTTTTGGCAGGTGGATTAGCCGTGGATTGGTGTGGTATCTACTCATACTACTCAGATGGTGATGTAAGAGTCAGATGGATTACGTGCAGCAATTCTGGTACACATAAGTTTGAGGTCATCACATCAACTGATGCGGTCAATTGGAGGACGATACGTGAGGTGGCTCCGATCCAAGAGACGAACTCTAAGCAGTCGGAGTACAACCTAGCAATCCCATTCGATAACGGAGGGATGAACTACTTCGCTGTGCGTGAGATTGATGTTAATGGAAAGGCGAACATATCAGACATCGTGTTCTGTGAGGTTCCGTATACAGAGAAGAAGCAGTCTGGCTATGATATACTAGGCAGAAGTGTTTCAAGCTCACAATATATGTACTACATTAGTCCTCGTTGAAATGAAGAAACCAGAAGAATTACCTAGGTGGGTGAAGATTGCTATGGTAATCCTTAAGAACTGGAAGGAGACCGTAGGGAGTTTATTTATACTCGTGACACTCTACATGTGGTATTTCGATATGATAACGGAGCAGAAGGCGGTATTCGGCCTTGTTCTTCTAGTGGCAGGAGGTTTTATAAACAATACAATTGACTTGATAGGTTTCTTTAAGTACCTAGGCAATTATAAAAATAAAGGTGATGATGAAACCCAATAGCCAGACAACAATAGATACCATTATGGTGTTTAACTATTGCCTAGAAGGGGTTAACTGTGTTAATCATGACCATGGTATCATAGACACGACCTTCTATTTCTATGCGAATGTTGGAACATCGAAAACTTATTTCAAGGTGATGCCGTCCGAAATGGATTCTTCCGTAGATTGCAGAAATCTATACAAGGACATGTTCGGTAATATCTTCTACATGGATCCAGAGGAAGAGGCAACAGAAATAAACGAGGTGCAATTGAATTCATTTGATACCATCAAGGTAGGTGACAAGGTATATCCATCTGCTACACCTTTCGTTCCTCATTACTATACCCATGCAGAATCAGTTAATGCTACTAGTAATAACTATGACAATGTTATTGATGTTGCGTCCCTACCTGTCCTAGTGCTGATGACCATAGCTTATGCTTATCGTGCAGTGGTGAAGAACTCATGGGGCAATTTCTTTAGTGAAATAATGTCTT